TAAAATTTCCAATTTATACGCGTTACCTGTTGGACTTCTTTGTGCCAACTTCCAATATTCCCGACACTCTGGGCATGCTTTATACCCATCTTTTTCTTTCTGCTTTAAGCAATTATTACAATTTTCCATGATTTGACCTCAGTTTGGTGTCACAAAATGCATAGTCTTAACGAGAGTGAGTCTATTGCCGGCAAACGGAACTCCAATATATGGAGTTTCCGTTCCGTTTGCCTTATGTAAGTTATTCAACTTACTTTTCAAAATGGTTCTTTTACTTTGGTTTGCCATTCGTCAATTTCCCAATGTGCGGGATCGTAGAAATTCCATTCTCCGCCCCAGTCTAATTTTATATTGCGTTTACGCGCAATTTCTTTGCCGATTGCACCAATGCAATCCCATTCTTTTTTGCTTAAATTCCATGCTCTTGTGGCATGAATTATATCCACCGCCATTCCATACTGGTGTGCGCCAAATCCGGCAGAGGCTTTGCTTCTGCCTTTATCGTATAACTCCTGTTGTCGTTCTGCAGTACGTACAAATTCAAACGCTCGGATTGGTATATTGCGTCGCTTCATTGCTTTAGAAAATGCTTTCCAAAACTCGACTATGTCAGGGTGTACCCCCCTATAATCGTTTTCTGTCTGCTGAATTTTAACCCAGAGTGTTTTCGTTGCGTTTGGCTCTGCTAACGATCGTGCCGCTTCTACGTGCGTTCTGTGCACCAGCTCATCGCGGTGCCAGAACTGGATACGGTCAATAAACCGTATCCAGCGTAGAAACTTACTCGGGGGTTTCTCCTGCATCTTCTGCTTGTGCCTCTTCTGCCTCTATAATTGCCTCATCAGCTTGTACTGCTTTTATTTTTGCAACTTCAGCTCTTAATGCGGCTCTTTCGGCCTCTAGCTGTGCGTTGCGTTGAGTTTCATTGTGTTTCATAAATGCTACCATTCGATCAAACTCAGTTGAGTTATTTACGCGTGGCTCTATCGATGTAAAACTTGGGTTATCAGTATTTTCAACTGCTTGATCCAAGTCTGGTATATTTACAAATACATCAGCTGATTTTTCAGCTTTTATTTGCACAAATGTTGTTGCAGGAGCTGTGTATTGAATTTCGGTTTTTCCGTTTGATGTTCCCACCAATACAGCGTCAGACATTTTATTGTTGTCTGAGACCCAAATTTCAATATTTGAATTAGCTGTAATTTCAAACTTAACATGTCTTGGTTTGCTTGATGCAAACTCAATCACTTGTCCTGCTTTTGTAGCTGTCCACTTATTTACATTGCCGTGCTTTATTCTATTCATTTTCTATTTTCCTTTTTAAAATGAGCAGGGGAGGGGAGGACTCCCCTGCTTTTTATCACTTCACGATACGTGAGGAATCAACTTGTGAAGTGATTGTGTCGTAATCGCTTGTTGCGTCAGTTTCTTGTAATCCTGCACCGAATACGGTGTTTCCTACAATTTGCATGTCCGTTAAACATGTAATTTCAAAACTGTCGCTTACCTGGTCAGCAAATACTTTCTTGTGCAAATCCGAACATAAATAGAATGATTCATTTAAAGTCGGATCAATTGACTCAGAAGACCAAATTTTAGCTCTGTCCTCGTCAAATGCGTCATTTGCAGGGCGGTAATATTTACCACCTACATTTACCGCGTCACGTTGCCATTCATGGTTTAATGGTGCATAACCAAATGTTCCATCTGGTGTTGCGTGATTTACATCTGCGTGATCGTTCTTCACCACGGCAACTTTCTCAGGATCCAAAATATCGCTCAAATAATTTGGTAACGTATCTGGGTCTGTTGTATATAAGAAATAGTCTTTCTTACGTTCCCATAATTGTTCCGGAACAATCTCGGCACAAATCATTATAATTCCACCTGTGTTCATGTTTCCAGGTGTTCTTATATTCATGTCAATTGTTGCCATACCGTTTGTTGCAGACTTATCCAAGTTTGCGCCATCTGTTGCATAACGTTGGTTAAATCCTATCATTGCACGTTGACGACCCAATAAAATTGGATGTTTTAATGCTTCTTCTGGAACTCTAATTCCTGACATAAGCAAATCAATCACATGTTCGTCGTCTATTCCATCGTACTTTGCTCTTAATTTAGCAAAAGCCGCTGTTTTACGTGCTTGTTCAATGTCAGCCAATGACATTGTTGCGTTTCCGCCTGTTGTTAACTCTGCGTATATATCTTCAAATAAATACATATCGCCTTCGTCAATAATATCAGTACCTATCATTGCAGGTGCTGTTGTGTTTCCATCAGCTGTATTATTTCCTGTTGCCGTTCCAGTTCTATGGTCTGACCTAAATGCAGGTGCTTTAATAGGTGCTTGGAATGTTAATCCGGCAAGTGTTACTTGTCCGTCAATTAAATTCTGATCATAATCAGGAACAATATTTTGCATTCCGTTATTAATCCAAAACGCGTCAGCTAATGAATAATCAAATGCGTTTCTTAATGGTAACGATTTTGAACGTGCTTTGCGTCTATGATTAACAATTGCGTTATATGCTTCAACAATTGTTGTATTATATTTACCCGATTGAAAATGAATACCCATTGTTTGGTTAAATAATTTATTATCAACGTTTGTTGTCATATCAATAGTATCATATATAACTGCTGTTGCCTCGTTAACAGTTTGTATTGTATTTGTTGACGGATTATAATATTTATTACTTTCAAAAAATGGTACAACACTTCCAGCCGCGCCATTTTCTTTTTTATATGATCGGTTTAATTCGTCCATTGATCCGTTAAAACGGTCAAATGCAAGCATTGGTACGAAATGTGCGTATAATGTTACGCCCACACCGTTCATTAACATTTCTGATGTTTCCATCATTTCAACGTTAACTCTAACTTTACCGCTTCGTACGCCATCTTCGCGATGTAACCATTCATACTTCAGTGGCAGAATTTTTCCTGCATCACCCGATGTTAACACTCGGCCTTTTGCACTACGTACAGACTTCTGTACTGCAATAGGTGAGTTTGGTATCATTTCAGTCATTCTCATTTGCGTTTTCTCCTTGCAATGATTTTGGTTATAATTTTTCGTATTTTTTTACACTTGGCGCACA